CCTACAGGAGGCTCCGTAGTGGCAGTACACGGGTTGTAGGTCCCCAATCTTGGTTCTGCTCCACCTGCACGAAATCAGCAAGCGGTTTGCCATCCATGTACATCTGATAGCGTGTCGGTCCCATGATAGCCATCTTGTCAGACTCCGATAGACCAGCAAGAATACGATCAGGTGTGGCTACCTCTGGACGTGTATCCGGTATCGATGAATCACCAGTTATCTCTGCCCACGAAAGCGTTTCCGGTATCATCACGCACCGGCAGTTCGGGTGGCTTGGCATGATGGTATCGGTGGCTTGTAAGGTGCCGGACAAAGCTAGGCAGGCTAAACACACCCGGCTATCTTGGGTAGCCTGCCGTCGGTATCCCGTAACCGCTCCGTTCTCGGTATACAGTTGCCGTTGCGCTTCACGGGCGCTTCGTATCATCTCAGTACGGGCTATCGTCTCTGCTCGACTTCTACCGATGTCAGCTGCCTTACGTACACGCCGTGCTACCGTCCTTGGACCTTCACCCAGCGAGATACCCTGCACAAGAGCCATTTGCATAGCGTCGGTGGTTACCTGCGGTATGGTTTCAAATAGGACACCCAGAGGGCTTCCATCACCCGAAAAACCGACAAAGGCTTGGAGGGATTCATCGGGCAGGGTTGTCCATGAACTTCCGAGTGTAACGCCAGCCGGTTTACGACCAGCCGCCGTTTCAACCAGGCGCCCGCTCGCCTCATTCGCAAGGATGGCACTTTCAAGTTGTCCATCGGCGGTTATCTGTGCCCCCTCGATGCTGAACTTTTTTAGGTTGCGTCCTAACTCTTCGATGTTGTCAATGATGCGCTGACGCATCCAGAGGATGGTTTCGGATGGAGGTTCACCGTTTGCTTCACGCTCTGCGATCCGTCCCTCTAACGCTTCAAGTTCATCGATGCTTGCTTTTGTAGCTGCTTTGTATGCACGTTGCATACGGCTGATAGCTACGCCTTCACGCTCCAGCAAGTCGTTACGGAACTTCTGGCTAGCGGCGTAGATTCTAGCCGTTCCATCGTTTACTCGCTTGAGATGTAATCCATCTCGTACCCGTAAAAAGGGTGAGACTTGTACACTACCCCCGGAGTGCAGACATGGTCGGTATCAAGGCTCTTGCCGTCCGTTTGCATTGCATCCCGCTTGGATGTTGCCCAGCGGAACCCAGCATCACCGCCCCACAAGTCCCAAGCTACACGCCCCGGACTAGGGAAGCCTTCCTCACCAGCATTGAAGCCTTCAGCCTTTTTGTCCACTTCATGACGGCTAAAGAATGAGTACATCCGGAGAATGGTATCTTCGCTCAGTTTCTCACCGTTCACAATCTGGTTAGCACGAGCAAGACCCACACGGGTTCCGCCATCAAAGCCTTCAGCCTTCCAATCGAGCGCCCGTTGCGCCGCTGTCCGCATTGCTTCGGTTGGGCGAAACTTCATATCGTAAGATCGCACCGCTGCACCATCAAAGCCATCACCGCTTTGTACAGGGATTGCCGTTGGATGTAGCTGCCCCTCGTCCTCTGGCACGGCTTCAAGACCAGCGATGCGCTTTGCTTCAGCACGATCAATGATGCCTGCTTTGTACAGCTTCTCTGCACGATCCGCTTCCGCTGAAAGGTCATCAGCCAATGCACGAACGGTTTCAAGGTCGTACATCAGGTAATCACCCTGCTGGGTTTCTGGATACTCTGGCAGAAGGTCGGCGGTAATCGCATCAGCCAAGACACGCAGGAGGGGAACCATGCCGTCCTCCCATGCTGCCTGTTGTGCGCGCTCGTAGTTACTGTAGGTGGAACGCTCAAGACCAGCACCAAGACCTAAGACCATCGGGTTGAGCCCAAGGGCAGAACAGATACGCTCCTCAGGGACACGCCGTACAGAATCCAGAGCAAGCTCGGAAGGCGTAAGGGATACCCTATCCATCTTGTAGGCACCAGTCATAACCACGATGCCACCTGAACCGTCACCGGTTAGGTCTTCGTGCAGTTGGCGCTTGACCTGCCGAGCGTCATCCATGCTCATGTCTACGGTTGTCTCTTTGGCATCAGGTCCGACAATCAGTGATGGCATAGCACCGTTAGCCAAGAGTCCATAAGCGGTAGTAGATGCGGTGTTATCGGTAGCAATCTCCCGCAGTACAGCGGTAAGCGGTGCACGTCCTAACCGGATATCGCTTGGGTCTCTGCCATACCGGATGTGGATGATGTCGGATACAGGGATATCAAAGGAGCGCCCATCCGTGGTGTAGACGTAATGCGTAAGTGGGTTTGTACCGTTGCCTACAGGTCTAACCATGTCCTGCGGAAGGAACTGTAAGGCAGTAACCACACCACGGGTTGTTGATCGAATCTTGCGTAAGTAGGTGTTGCCGAACAACTTGTAGTCTTGAATGACCCAGCCCCAGAAAAGGCTACCCATAATCATAGGATCAGGTTGTGCCATGAGCTGTAGCACCGGGTGGTCTTCTACCGGCTCCGCCTGCTGGCTATCTACCGGGCGATAGTACTTCGGTGTTGCCTGTGGGTAGTTCCTGACGTACCAGTCAATCGCTGATGCCACAACGCCATTTAGCCCAAGGTCGCCTGCTACCCTTGACCAGTCCTTAGTGCTTCCAGGTAGCGCCCGGCGCAGGAGTGTTTGCAACTGACCAGAACCATAGCCGGTTAGGTATACATCACGGCTTTGGCTGAGTGGCAACGGTAGTGCCTGCGTAGGATTGGCAACGGCTTTACGTCCGAGGAAGCGGTCAAAGATACCCATGGCTTCAGTATCCCACAGGACTAGACTGCTCCCCATGAACGCTTAGATCCGCACACCTGCCAAGCATAGGCCAGAGCGTCAACCACGTCATCATGCCTACCGACAGGGAAACTCAGCAGCTCATCCTCAAAGTATGCGGGTAGCCCTTGGCAATGGATGACCTGTGATTGTTCGTACCGGGCTTCTAGAGGCGCAAAGCGGGTCACTTTGTCACGGTCTGGGCGGATGCCCCGGATAGGCAACTTGGTACGCCTAAGAAGCTCCTGCACTACAGCGGCTTGATACTGCACCTGCTCGATGCCGATCATGGTTGGTTTCCACTTGTCCGCCATTGCCTCAATGAAGCGTAGCACGGAAGCAAAGTCAGCACGGGTACGGTTGATGTCTCTAACGTAGATTGTCCCATCGTCTCCCCGGGATACAACAGCAACCCCGGTATAGTCGGCTTCAGACTTGGTAGAGATCGCAAGGTCAACGCCGATATATGTAGGCAAGCCTTCAGGGCAATCATCGTACCGCAACCATTCCCGCTTGATTCTCGCTCCAGCTGCATCCACGAACTCTGCCAGATACTCCTGCCGAAATGCGATGCTCGGCAAAGACTCCCCAGCCTTATCTACTTCCGTAGGGTCTATCCAAGGGTTAGCGGTGGTAGGCATCTGCCATGCCATCCAGTCATCATCCTGACCAGCCATGCCGTACAGAGTCCGGAAGTAGTTGGAGCCTTTAGGAGTGCTAAGAAAGAAAGCATCCCCCTTGTAGTCTGTTAGTGTTGGGCGGATGGCTTCCGTCCAGGCTTGTTCTAGATGCCTTGCCATGGCGGCTTCGTCAATGATGACCCTCTTGTACTTACGACCACGGGCAACGGTTGAAGGGTCATCCAAAGTCCAATAGTCAATCGCTGCCCCGGTTATGAGTTCAATGCGTGGTGCAGGTGTCTGCACAGCTCGCCGGATGACAGGTTGGTAGATGCGCTTATGGTCGTTGTATGCCTCTTCTAGGAGCCTGTAGGTGGGTGCAAACCAAGCGCAGGGCAAGCCGTCCTGTAGTACCGGGTCACTGAGCAAGTTACCGCCCAGCGTGGTCTTACCGAATCTTCGACCTACTCAGCCACAGGCAAGGACGTTATAGCGCCTTGCCTGTGCCATTATCACCTGCTGTGCTTCATGAGGTCGAGGGAGAACTAATCGGATGTCTGGCATTATGGTTTGTCTGCATACTCCACGATGACCTTGACCGGGCTACCGTCTGCGCCGGTCTGTTCTACCCGGCTAGACCAGTCTGCTTTATGCTTGCGTTCCAGCCACCACGCAGCGGCCTGCCATGTAGTGTCAGCTGCTTTTTGGATAATGGCAACGTTGCGTACCTCGGCATCACCCTCTGCCTTTTTAATAGAATCCGAGAACTCCGGAATGTCCTTGAGCCAGACGGCAAATGTATCCTCAGAAATACCAGCGTAAGCGCAGGATGCCCGGCGGGTATTCCCTGCCCTCAGTGCTTGCGTAATGCGCTGTACTACGTCTTCGTTGTACTTGTATGGCTTACCCTTCACTTAGCACCGCCTTCTGCCCTGTGGCGTTTTCCCATCGCTGAATAATGACATCGCAATACTTAGGGCTTATTTCCATCGCATAGCATTTACGCCCTAGTTGTTCGCAAGCAATGAGCGTTGAGCCTGACCCGCCAAACATTTCCAGCACAGTTTTAGCATCATGGTTGCCGATTGCTTTTGATGCTAGTGCTATAGGTTTCTGTGTTGGATGAAACTCATTGATACCGTCTCTATCTTGGTTCCACACTGTTGCTTCTGTAGTCTCACCGCACCATCTAAGCGTTGAACCTTTAGGCTTGAAGTATAGGCATGGCTCGTGTCTTTGCTTATATTGAGCATTCATTGCGGCATAGGTAGCATTTGTCTTATGCCAGATGATAAGAGCGTGTGTCTCGCATCCGTTGTCATGCACAGCGTTATATACGTCCCTTGCTTTTGAGTCTGCAAACCACATATAGCACGGACCATCCACAGCAGATAATGCAACAGGCAGAAAGTCTGTATAGATTGCAGTCGAATCATCATGTGCTAACTTTTCTCGATTGTTTGTTTTAGATGTTCCGTCTTTCATAAACTGAATACCACCGCTGTAATCGACTCCGTACGGTGGGTCTGTGAACATCATCTCAGCAACAGCACCGTCCATCAGCCGTGCAACATGATCAGCCTTTGTACTGTCACCGCAAAGCAATCGATGCCTACCAAGAATCCAAAGGTCTCCCAGTTTGCATCGTGTCTCCACATACTCCGGCACTTCGTCTGGATCGGTTAGCAACTCGGCAGGCTCAGTCATGCCAGCCAGTTCATCAATCAAAGCATCAAGGTCGGCAGCGCCGTACCCGGTACCTTCAAGGCCAATAGGTGTATTCGCAAGCTCGGCTAAGATGTCGGTAATCTTGGTAGTGTCATCTTGCCCGATACGGGTAGTCCGGTTGTCTACTACAAGAATCCGCAGCTCTTCTTCGGGCGTAACATCAACCCATTGAACCGGTACGGTTTCCCAGCCTAGAGCCTTGGCAGCCATGACCCGGTGATTTCCCGCTAGGATGTGCTTAGTTCCCGTGTTGACAACCACAGAGCCGTACCAACCATTGACAGCTAGACTGGTTTTGATGGCTTCTATATCACCGTGGTTGGCGTTGCGTGGGTGGTGCTTGAGCAGGTCTATCGCGACCTGCTCAATCTCCTTATTGATTACTCTACTCATCAAGATTCTTCCGTAGTTCTGCGCTGGTAGCCCAGAGCATAGCAGCCCGCATCTTTTCCTTGCTGATGCCTTGGGCTTTCGCCCTTTTCTTTACATCAGCATACAGCCAGCGTGTATAGAGTTCTGACCCTATCGCCACGCATCCAGCCCCCACTAAAGCACCAATGGCAAAAGGTATCACTTGGCAACCTCCCCGGTTCGTGGATCAATGGCAACCAGTGCCCAGTCGTTAGCAAACAAATCACCAGGGGACAGGCTCAACTCTTCAAGCTGTGTTACCCGTCCCTTTGGTCCGTGCAGTTCAAAGATATTCCACAGTTCGGAGTAGCGCAAGAATACGGCTCCTCCCCATTCACCGCGCCATACGGCATTACCGCCACCAGCCATCAAGGCTTGTATTACATCCCCAAATCTCATTTGATTACTCCCATTGTGATCGGCAGGTGTTCAGCCATCAGTGACTTGATGCTGTCTGCTATTTCCCTGTGTTCTAGTTGCGTTTCTTCCTGCGTCCTAAGTTGCACGTAGTGTATCCAAGAGCGTATCGTGCCGGACATGTACAAGGTTGTAGGAGTGCAAAGCGGTAGTACCATCCTTGCAGTCTCCGCAGCGATACCGGCTTTTATCAGTTCGTTGTATGCATGATAGCCACGGGATACAGCAATCTCAGCGTCCGAGATGACACCCTGCATTTCCGGATCTAACTCTGCCCGCTGTGGCATCGGTTGTGAGCTTTGGCGGTTAGATGTACCTGCTAGTCTCATCTGCCCCAGAATGGGGAACTCAGCGACCTGTGCATACCTTTGGCTAAACTCTTGGAAAGAGAAACTTCGATGCCTAAGAATCTGCGGTGCGATAGCCCGCGTGGTCTTTATCTCGACGCACATGGAAGCCATCTCAAAGATTGACCAGTGCCCGTGCTTGATGCAGTAAGACAAGAGCCTACTGACATCAGGGTTATCTTGGTTCTTAGGGTTGGACACTCTAGCGCAGTAGCCGATGACCTGCTCCGCTTCCGGTGTTATCCATATAAGCTTTGTCATGGTTGGTATATCTCCCAGTCCATAGCAAGGACATCAGCGGATCCGAATGACGCAACCCGGCTATATCTGCGGTTACCTGCACCATCAAGCAGGTACAGACAAATCTTGCCCTCTACCAACTCTAGGAACCAACTAGCCGCATGTCTTCGTACCGCCTGTCCGGCTCTGAGGCGTTCAATAGCAGCGGAAAAGGAGCCACCCGCCATTGTCATCCGTTTGGCATCCTCTTCTTTGACCTGTTCGATTTGCCGTGTAGCCAGCCAACCTTTGACCGTGCTGTAGTTGTAGCCGATGGTCTTAGATGCTTGCGCTTGTGGCATCCCCATTGCTACCAGCTCATCAAACCGCTCTAACAGTATCCTGCGCTTTGCGATGCCATATGCAACGCTTTCACTTGGTCTCGGCATTGAGTTCCCCCGCTTCGCTTGCTATCCGATCAGCAAAGGCTACATCTCTGGTGATGGCGTATGCCAGATACCAGAGTGCCTTGATGCTATCGGCATTAGATGTTCCCTTGTGTGGCATCCGTTGGATGTACTTGAGGACATTACCTGTCGCAAAGTCTAACCCCCAGTCATCTATGACGCTGAGGGCCTGAATACTAGATGTCCGGTAGTGTCCGGTCATAC